AACTCAATTGCTATGAACACATTAGTTGTTCCTTGTATTGGACCCATGTACATGTTACAAGTGATACCTTCTGCTGATTGCATTCTATACATCACACCATCTTCTGTCTCACTTAACTTAATCATTACATGATAAGTTTGTTTTTGTTTGCTATAAACAGTTATAACATCACCTTCTAATTTAATTAGAATATTACATGTTGATGTTTCTCCCCAAGTTAACTCATTGGTAGTGTAGTCTCGACTCCCAAGTGTGAATGAGTATGCTCTAGCGAACATTGTTTGACTAATACTTGTTAAACTAATTGTTAACAGTATTAATAACATTAATATTTTTTTCATAGCCCTAAATTTTCTTTAATTAGATTATCATAATGTGTATACAAGTGTTTCATTGCTTTTAGCACCCCATCATCACCTTTATGAATTAGGATTTGTTGAGCCATAGCACCTCTATACCTCACTAATACCTCTACTCGCTCAATCATTTTTTGACGTTCTTCTTTGTTATCACATGTGCCTAATTCAGAAGCATATTCGTATTGTTTTATTTCTTGTTCGTCCATTATATGTAAATTTCTTGTTTTATATAAACCTAATTTTTCATCTTGTTCCATCATGTCAATTAGGATTTGTTTTTGTATTTCTTTCATACCTGCTTTACTTATTATTTCATGAGCGTCATTATTAAAAATGCTATCCCATACTACCCTAAACGGTTGTATCAGGGTTGTTATCATCAACTTCATATTTTGTGTGTGGGTAAAATTCTACACAGTATACCTTAATTTCTTCTAACTCTGTACCTCCATTAAAATCATCTGCTTCATACTTAAAATAACCTTCATATTCATCTGGGTATTTACTTTCATATGGTATCCATTCAAGTTGATTTTTACCCTCACCAAAATACTCATCTATACCTAATTTCAAATCATCAAATGTATGAGCAGTTGCTATTGGTTTACCCCAATGTGATAGTGCAACATATGTTACTCTTATATATGATCTTACAGCCATTTTTTATCTTTTAAATAAGCTAAAAATCCTTGTAGTTGTCCTAATCCGTTTGGTCCTAGACTTTCTATTGTTTCCTCTTCCTCGTTTAATGATTCGGGATTGTTGTCTAATATACCTTGAAACCAACGTGGATTATCCCAATACTCTACTTTCCATGGTTTAACTCGTTTATCAGTGAACTCAATATCAATTGAGTCAAAAAATGTTTCACCTCCCCCTCTATATAACCTAATAGCTTCAAAACAAAAATCTGTAGATTCGTAAATATATGATTTACTACTAGTTACATTAAGATCATTGATTTCATATTTAGGTACTTCTGGTTTTTCTCGTTTATACCAAACACCATTTATTTGTATTCTATCTTCCATATATTTCATGTTCTTTAATTGTTTGCGTCTTAATACCACCCATATTAACTCTATTAACTTTATAGTAGTTAATTGAATCTATTTTACTACTTTTATATACATCAACAACTACACCTTTAGAACTATCAGGTTTGATATAAATTATATCTCCTGGTTTATATAGTGGAGTTGAGATGTATTCTGAGTTAGGCATACTACCAACTGATAGATGTGAGGCCATAAATGTAATTGCAAGTGCAAAAAAACCTATAAGTCCAAATACTACTATTCCTTTCATAATTGTTGTTTTTAGTGTGATAAATACAAAAGTACCTCAAATGTTATTATATATGTGATAACTCCTATTAAAAAACCAAATTTGAAACCATTACTCAACCCCTCTCCATAAAACTTTTCTCTTTCCATGGTTATTTATCTTTTGGTTTTGTTTTAATTGGTCCGTCAAGCCACATTTTATTATCCTCATCTTTCATAGGTGCGTCTTGAAGCCATTCGTAGAACTTGTCTGCATAATCTAATACTTCTTGAACCCTCCCATGCATTCCCATAGTTCTCTTTGAATGCTCCATTGCTATCTGTAAGGCTACTTGTCTATTAGTGTGAAATTTAATGTTGCTCATTTTGTTCTCGACTTATTAAGTGATTAACTATTTCTGTTTCAAGTGCTCTATATGCCTCAGTAACCTCAGTGTCTGGTACTCGTTGGATCATTGGCTCTTCTAAACTAGTACTCTTACTTAACTCTTCTTTTACTTTCCACTGTTCAGGTGTAATGTCATTATTAGAGGCTGTTGTTTTAAATTCATTGAAAATTAACTTCATAATAAATTCAGGTAACTCAGCTTCATATGAATCAATTCGAGTATCAATTTCATTCCAAAATGATAATTCAGATTCATCATATGGATCCGTGTTTTTAAACGCTGCTACCTTTTGACCTGTTTTTTTATTGATGGTGTAAATTAAAATACCTCGTCTTGTGTATCTGTAGAATTGATACTCCTCATTAGTGCTAGCGGTACACCACTTGGTTCCTGCTCCATACTTAACAGATGACTCCCTAGTTAATGGACGTAACACCAGCCATTCATCGTCTTCATACATTTTATGGACTTGCTTGATTAACTCCTTATTTAACGATCTAACCTCAGCGATTGATATTTGTCTTAAAATATCTTCTATACTTTTATATGAAGTTAAATCTTTATTATCAATCAAACCTCGTTCATTATACTCAATGAATTTTCTCAAATTATGGCCCTCTCTCAAACTATAAGGTAACATACTTATAAAGTTTTGAATAACCCATACCTTATGGTTAGACAACTGTCTTAGTTTATCTAATGGGGTCCCAAACATATTATTGATATACTTGATAGTTTCCTCATACTCTCCATTTGACATAGCGTTTTTTGGATTATATTTAGTAAGATTAACTACCATTTCAGTATACTTACTTTTAGGCATTAACAAATCGATTATATCTATAAAAGACATATCCAATTGTTGGTTTTGGTATTTTAATATATCTATTTTACTCATAATTCACTTATTAGATGATAAACTCTATTTAACATTTCACCTCGTTTTACTCTCAACTCCATGCGATATGGTTCTTCATTCAATTTTATATCCATAAACTGGAGTTGCTTGCCTAACATTTTCAATTTTTCAATTGTTGTACCTTCAATTTCACCTTCAATTTCAACTATTTGAGGTGCAACTTCAAGTTTAATTGCTGGCTTACGGCCGCGTTTTTTAGGTTGTGTTGTTTCAATCATACCGTAAAGATACGAACGAGGAAGCAAAAAGCCAAGCATTTGCTTGGCTCTCTTTTAAATCCCTAAATTACTTTTATTCAGCAGGTGTGTCTTCAGACTTCTTCTTATGAGAGAATTTATCTAAAGTATCTGCACCCATACCAATTGCAGTAATAATTAAAACAGCATCAACTAAATTATCAGCTGGAGCAAAGTCCGAGTGAGAGAATGAGTTGATAGTCATAGTAACACTTAAGAATAAGGCGCCTAATAACGCTATAACTGGCTTAACTGATGTTGAACCGCGCTCGTCCTTAAATAAATCAATAACCCATTGTTTGAAATTCATCATAATTGTGTGTTTTAAATTGGTTTGATATAAATATAGACAGAAAGAGCCGACTAACGTCGGCTCAATCCTCTATTTATCTGGGAGGCGTGTTAATTTACTGCATACTCATTAGCCAACTCAAACAACTTAGCATTCAACTCGATATCTTGCTTAAAGTTCTTGATTTTACGAGCTTTTCTCATTTTAGTCCCAGTTTGATAATTGAACATTCCGTGCATCAATTTTTCTTGAATTACATTGAATACGCTCCACAAATCACTACCTCTATCTTCATCACGTGTTGGTGTAATCAACTCTCTCAAATCAATTGTAATATTTTGAGTCTGCTCAGCTCCAAAACGAACCTCTAATGCTTTCTGAGCAAAATCAAGCATTTGTTCCTGGCCTAATTGAGTTTGTTTGAAACGATTCATTGATGCAACAGTCAACGGCAATGCTTCAACCATACCTGTGATTACCTGTTGTAATTTTCCAAAATCATAACCAAAGTGACGGATTCTCATGTTTTCAAACTCTTGAGTTGAAATCACTAAACCATTCTCACAAACCATTCTAAACAACCCAGCAGTAAATGTAAATGAATTCTTACCATCGTGACTGTTTGTTAATAGGATTTGTGGAAACACATCATCACCATCTGCTCCTTCAATGAACAAATCATTGTTACGAAACACTACTAAGTGTTTTTGGAAACCCTCACCTTTGCGAGCACGTACCTGTTTAGCATCAACTACACCCCAACCTAACGCTTCCATGTCCTGGATAATTCGATCTGTTGGAATATGTGAATACTTTTCACTTGTGTCTGGAGCACCTGTAGTTGTATAAACTGAACTTGCTCTTTCTTTAATCTCAGCTCTACCGAGAAATGTTGTGTTGTTTAGATCTAATGGCATAACCTTTATTTTTTATTATTATTATGTTGTAAATATACGACTGTACTTCCCAGGAAGCACGCTTACTCGTACTCTTCACGCATTATTTTGATTACATATGGAAATCTAGGTACTGGTGAATCGCCTGGTGTTAAGTTGAAATATTTAACTGTAGCTGATTTGCCAATCAAATTAGCTCTATCAATCCACATCGCAGTACACTCCTCCCAATTGAATTTAGGTGATGCGTTGAATCGTTTTCCATCTTTATTCTCAAATAAAAACGAACCTACCATTCCTGTTTTATTACCCTCACCCTCAACTACATCTAGAATAGTGTACTCTTCATCAATGAATGATTTGTATTTAAGTAATGATTTAGAACGCTTTGATTCATATTTTTTATTTAAACGAACCATCAATCCCTCATAACCCTCACTAACATAATCACTATACCACTTATCAACCCACTCAGCATCATGGACATGACTTGTCCTTACCAATACACAACACTCAGGTAAATTCATTTTATTTAAAGTACTATATCGTTCGCTAAACACATCATCATGACTAGGTAAATCATAAATGTGATATTGAATCGACTCTTTACTTTTAGCTAAATCATCACTTGTTGGTTTGGTTTTCTTAACTAATGAACAAATAGCATTAAAGTCATTTGCAAACTTATCAGCATATAACTCACCATCAAAAATCAAGTCTGGATTGGTTTCAAATAATGGTTTTAATGCTTCATAAATGTGAGGTGCTGAGATGATTTTCTTGCCATTTCGACTCCACATACCATCTGCTCTAACAATACACCTAATACCATCTAGTTTAGGTTGACTGTAAACTGGGTACTCGATTTTGTCTTTATAGTCTTCAAATTTATGAGCTAACATTGGGTTGAAGAACTTAGGTGTATCAATATCTTCTATTGATTCGTAACTACCTAATTCCACTTTCTTAGTCCACATCGCTTGAGCTTCAGCTAGTGCTTGTTGTTCAGGAGTGGTTTCGTTTTTCTTACCTACATTCTTACCTGAACAACAAGTCCATTCAGAAGTTGTTTTAACTCCATCTGTATAACCAGATATTGTTCTAAAACAATTATTTTCTATTTCAACGGTCCATTCATTGACTTTACCGTTTACAGCACGTTTGAATAATGTGTTTAATTTCATGCTGTAAATATATGAAAGAAGGGCTCGAGAGCCCAACTTTTACTTATATTTTTTTATGAGATTAAGGATTAACAGACCAACCTAAAGTATTCTTTATATAAAGTATACTAGCATCATTTATATTTGCATTATTAACAACTGCAGTTCCTCCATTTGCAACACTAATAAAAGTATCATTATTATTACCAAAGAATGTACATACACTAGGCAATGCTATATTAATTAATCCCTCACAAGAAGCAAATGATCGACCACCAGTAGCATTTCCAAATGTTACAAAATTTGTTAAATTAATTGATGTTAATGATGTTGAACTATCAAATGCTCTAAAACCAATAGTAGTGATAGTAGATGAATTAATTGCAGGAATATTAGTTCTATAAAAAGCAAAATCTCCAATTGTTACTAAGGCTGGGAACATTGTTCCTAGATCATCTCCACTTAAATCACAACCAGCAAATACACCACTACTAAAATCACCCGCATTAGGTATAGTTATTAATGAATTAAAACGTACTAAGCCTAAACCACCACACCCTGCAAATGCAGCCCCTCCTACAGTTGTCATAGCACCTAGTGTTGCTCTTTCTAAGACGGCTGCATTGAACGCTCCGTCTTTTACTTCAGTAATACAATTAGCATTTAAATCTTCTATAAAAATGAGATATGCGTCTCCACTAAATGTATCTACTTCAACTGCTAATCCTTCTTCATTACCTTTTAAAATAATACTAAAATTATCTACTACTTCTACAGTTCCAAAATTAGAATTACTCCCATTAAATGTGAATCTCCCAGTATTATTCCATGCTGTGGCAGATGTAACATTGTATCCATAATTAGTAGCCATGTTAGCTAAAGTATCATTGAATGTTAGTTTCAAAGCAGTAGAGTAAGTAGGAGCAGATTGAGTTGATAATGGTCCACCCCCACCTCCATTCATAAACACATTTTGTTGATGCTGTTGTTGTAAATTAAACAACTCATTTTCAAACAAATATTGTTCATGAAGATATTTTGATTTCATCTCCATAACCGATAAACCTTTATTATCAGAACGAAATTGATATTGTTGCCAAGGACCTGGATGATTTATAATCATTACTTTTATTTATAAATATTATTTTTGATATTGAGTTTTATATTTCCATACCTTTTTTTCTTCTAATTTAAGGTGAGGTAAATATTCAATATTCATTTCATTTTTAAATTTCCAAAGTGCCTTCTCATCTAATCCATATGTGTTAATAAAATCTTGATATTTTTTATAATCACGAGGTAACATCTTTGACATCACAATACCAAAGTCATCTGTTGCCATGTAGTAATGAGATAAATCCATTAAATAAACATTACTGTTATCTGGATATGTGGTGTATATTAAAGTAGGCCCAAGTGCCCACTTCCATAAACTATCTTGTAAAGATGAATATTGAGTGTTAATACTATCTTTATCTGTTTCAATATAAACTACTTTCTCATTGTACTTAGTAATTGTGTCAACTTGAGTTTTAATTACTACTTCTTGTTTTAGAATAGTATCAATTTGAGTTTTAATAATTACTTTTTGTTTGGTGATTGTGTCACGCTGAGTTTTAATAGTGGATTTTAAGGCGTTGAGTTCAGCCTCCATGTCCTTATATTTTTTATTTATAAGGTCAGCTTGATCAGTGGTCATAACTACTATTTTAGTCACACCATCTTCATCAATTGTTGTGTAAGGGTATTTTTTATTTTCCGATTGGGACCACAAGTTCCCAAGACTGCTTATCACGAGCAGCACGAGCAGAATCAGCTTTTTCATAGGTTTCTACAGCGGTTTCTAAAACCTCCACCTGCTCATTTAACTGTTTATTTTCATGAGTCAGTTGCTGGTTTTGTTTTGTTAATGTTGTGTTTTTCTCCTCCAACGTAACATTTTCCTTTACAACTTCAACATGACCGTTTCCTGCCATTCCAATATTTAGCACAACTAATGCTACAACTGATATCAAAACCCCGAATAGTAATAATCTTTGCTTATTCACTTTCTACTACTTTTACTCATTATAATTATTTCTCTCAAGTCTTTAAGTGCTTGAGTGTTATTATCTAATGCGCTTTGAACTTTACCAGCATCTGTTTTAATGTAACTGTTTAGTTCCTTTTGTAAGTCATCAACTTTTTTCTTTAATTCATCCTCAGATGCTAGTTGACGCTTGAGCATGTACCATAGTACAGCACCTAAACCCAATACGATTACACCAAGTGCACCATATTGAGTTAGGGTTTCAAATACTCCAAATGATTGGGCTTGTAAAAAAATGCTTAATATCATTGTTTTTTAGCTCTAGGTTTTTTAGCAGGTGACATTTTAGCTACAACTGCTTGTTCCTGGATTGCTGCTGCTCGGTTAGCGTCTACTGGTTGAGTATAGTTTTGTCTTTCAAGTTCTTCCATTTTACGCTTCATACGATCTTGTTCATCAAGATTACGTTTGAATAAGAACCAAGCAACAAAGCCTAAACCTAATACTGCTAAACCTAAAGCACCATAATCAGCTAACTGACCAAACACTCCAAAGTCTTGAGGTACACCTACTGATGTTGATAATGTATCTTTCATATAATTGATTTGTTATAAATATTAGTATAATTGACCTAGTTCAAATTTTTCGTTCTCATAGATTAAATATTGACCAATATCAATTGCGTCAATAAAGTAATATCTACCACCAGTTGCTTTACCCATATCAATCATTTTCACTCCAGTGTGACCTACAATTTGAATATAATCGTCTTTAAGGAATGTTTCTTTATTACCAGACATTAAACTTAAAGGACGAATCCAAATCGGTGTTTGAGTTTTATTATCACCATAAGGATCAAAACCATAAAACATAAAGTGATTAGGTTGATAATTCCAAATCGCATTCACATACTCAGCTATTGTACCTGGATCTGTTTCTCGATCATATTTTTCTTGTTCAACCAACCAATTATGACCTATACCAGCATGTGAACATAAAATATTATCTAATTGATAACACATTTGTAAATGATGTTTATTTTCCTCTAATAGTTGTCTAATAGCAGGTGCTGCACCATGTTGATAACCTGAATATGTTTCACCACCTGGGTAGTAATGGAAGTCATGGTTACCAACCAACATAATAACTTCTATATCCTTGGCTTGTTCTTTAAACTCAATGATCTCTTTGAAGTTATGCATTTGCTCAGCCCCACCAATATCAAAACTATCAAAGTAGTCTCCTATAAAGACAACTCGGTCTGGGTTTTCTTTATTGATAATGTCTTTCCATGTTGCGCGACCATGTGTGTCGCCTAAAAATATTGTTTTCATAAGTTTAAGTATTTACCCACAAGTTCTACTTGACCTTGCGAATTGGTTGTTGTTTTTGGTTTTTCTCCGTATTTAACAAAGTCATCTACCCCCATTTCATAATGACCATAGTCTTCCATCTCACACTCAAAATGAGTAGGTCTTGATGGTTGGTTAAGTCTCTCTATTAGATCTTCAAAGCCTTTTCTACCTTTTGTTTCAAAAAGCCAATTCATAGCTAATTTCAAATCCTCCTCTGTATACTTGTACTTCTCTTTTGCTTTGTTGTAGCCTTCTTTAAATCCTACAACTAAAAATCTTGATGTATCAAATATCGGGTCAACAATTGAATCTTCAAATGATTTTGATTGTTCATAATATTCTTCTTCAGCTAACTCTTTAACATCATCTCCTTGTCGTAAAGGTGGAAGCAATGGCACTCCTTCAAGGATAGGTGCATCAGATAGTGGTAGGTGTGCAATTACTTTCTTAAAAACATCATTTCTTTTATTAAAATAAGAAGGTTCTTCATCAACAAAATGAATAGTGTTTCTTTGAATGTTTAGTCTATAATCACCTTCTTTAATCTCATCATCACTTATGATAAGGGCATACTTGTCTGTGTGAACGATTTCTTTTTTCATATTAATCTTTTTTCGTGATGATCTTTTGGTAATGTTAATTTAGCAATTGGCTGGTATCTCATTATTGTTAATATATTCTCCATACTAATAGGTGCTAGGTTATTCCCGTCAACACCCACATCAATGCTTTTTCCATTTCCTACTCTGTAATGCGCAGGTAAATGCACATGCCCGTGGGTATGTATAACTCCATTGTTCATGTTATTCCAACTAGCAATTGGATAGTGCATACAAACAAAAGTGAATCGATCCATAGCATCCTTCTTAGTAACACCAGGACGTTTAACTTCCAAGTACAAGTACTCATGTACTGAACTGAATAGGCTTTGCACATTGTCTTTGTTTCGTTGGATGTGGTGGTCGTGGTTACCTAAAACCAAATGTACATTCTTACATACAATTCTATCTCTAAACACTTTAATACTCTCAAACCCACCAAACGACCAATCACCTAAGTGAATCAGGATATCATCTTGTTGAACATGGTGGTTAATCCAAAACACTAACTCATCATTCATTCTATCTAATGAACTAAAATCACGAGTCAAAGCATCAGCACCAGTCCAACTTGTAGTTGCTTTACAAATATTAGCGTGGTTATAGTGAGTATCACTTGTAAACCATAACCTTTGACCTTTATTTAATTCTATTTTCATATGCTGTGAATATATGAAAGAAGGCTTGGTTTCCCAAGCCTATTATTATTTTTTTCTATGATCTACTATTTTTTTATCTTTATCCAGCAACTCATACCATCCTTCCCAATTAATGATTGACTCATTAGTGATTTCACTGTCTGGAGTGATTGAGTATAATTTAGCTAGTTTTTTCATGATTTGTCCTGCTTCTTTACTTGATTTTGCAATTTCATATTTGAAGTAATTTTCAAAATTATTGTCAAATTTCCTAGCTATTTTTTCTTGTTGTTGTAAGAACTTTAATTTATCTAAAAGGTTTTGGTCTGAGTATAAATGGGTTATTCTTTCTGTAGATTGCATTTTCCAAGCAGAAACATTATTTACAAATATTTCTAAAACCTGATTAATTATTTCATCATCCGGAGCAAAATAGTCATAATCTATGTCTGAGTTTTCAAATGCCTCTTTTATTACAGGTACATATTCTTTTAATTTATCTCTTAATTCTTGATAACTATAATCTCTGATTGTTTTTAGTCGTTGATATACTCTATTTTGAGTTAAAAAATCATAAAATTTATCTTTAGTTATTTCACCTGCACTTATCATCGCTGCTAATTCAGATGATCTAACTAATATTTCCATATTATCTGTGAAGTAAATATTGTATAGAAATTCGTTTAGTGGTGTTATTTGCCCAAATGCATTGCTTGAGTATGCTTTATATGCTGCAAATTTAGGAATAGATGAAAATGGTTTATCTATTTTAGATTTAATAAAAGCATCATAAAAATGTTTTAATTCATGAGCCAATGACCCAATCATTTCTACTTTTTCTTTTGCAAAAAACATTCCAAGATCTTTACCTGTCTCACTAAAATTAGGAACTTTTAAATTTATGCTAATGTCAATTTCTGTAAATTTAGCTTTTTTAGAAACATTTAGATTATAATGTTTTCCTCCTTCTATTGGTGAAGCAATAGCCATACCTAACCATGCCCAATCGGAACTACTTTGAAAATCAAAACTTATTTTAGCTTTTTTTATTTTCATATCAGCAATATCCATATCTACGGGAATAGACATGGTAGTAGATTCTATTTCTGCTAAATTCTCATCAGTCACTCCAGCTGTGTTATTTAGATTGTATAAAATTGCGTCGTACAAATGTGTTGCTGATTTTTCAATATTAGAAGGGACACCAACTGCTTCTAGCATGTTGGTGACCTCTTCTTTTATTAATTTCTTTAATTCGTCTAATTTCATACTAATAAATATTAGTGTGAATCTCCTACATCATGTTTCTCTCCATAGATCAAATAATCAGGATTGATTACTTTAGCTACTTTCTCTCTTCTTCCAGATGAGTCTTTGATTACAATACCCTCATGTGGTACTTTAGTTCCTTCAATAAAGTTATTAAATGTGAACTTATCTTGAATTTCTTGAGACCAAAATCCATAATGTAAAACAGGTACATACGGAAG